AGAAGAGATATTAACGAAGTTAATCTTCTTAACTCTAAATTGTTATACACTAATAAAATTTTCAGAAACAAAAATCTTAATGAATCACAGAAAGTAAAAGTGTTAAATTCATTTGATAAAGCTGAAACCGTAAAAGAAGTTAAATTAGTATTTGAATCACTTTCTACAGCATTTGATGCTAAGAAATCAAATATTAAGGAATCTATGGGATTTGCTTCTAAACCTACTGGAAAAGCTCCTATCAACGAATCAGCACCTGTGGTACAGGAAGATGCTATGGTCGCAAGGTTTAAGAAACTTGCTGGCCTTTAATTTTTTAATTTTTTAATTATTGACGATGTCACAATTAAATTCATTGCTCGAAAGCGCTAACAATTACAAATCACTACAAAGTGATGCTGAAAAGTTAGCCTCAAAATGGTCCAAAACTGGACTTTTGGAAGGTCTCGAGGGATCTGACAAAACAAACATGTCAATGATTCTTGAAAATCAAGCTAAGCAATTAGTTCAAGAATCTTCATTGTCAGGTGGAGGAGTAGCTGGTGGTAGCTCTTCCATTGGTAAGAAAAGTATTTGGTCAAATTGCTTCTAAGGAATTTGTCTCTGTACAACCAATGAATCTACCTTCTGGTCTTGTATTTTATTTGGATTATCAGTATGGTACTACTAAATCACCTTTTACCTCAGGTAATTCACTATATGGTGATACTGACAGTAACACTCCATTTGGTAATGGCGCTACTGGTGGTCTATATGGTGCTGGTAGATATTCTTATTCTACTAACCTTACATCTTCTAAAAGAGGTGCTACTACTGAAGGAAAAGCTAGTTGGTCAGATGTAAATTACATTAATGAAGCTTCAGCTTCAGTTTCTGCAGGGGATGTAGTTACATTATCGTTCCCACTTGGAGAATTAACTAATGCAGATGAAGAAGCAGTAAGATCATTTAGAATTTTCTCTCAATCTGATGCTAATACTACTGGTGTTGATATTACGGATTACCCAGCAGCTACTAAAATTGTAGGTACTAATGTACAGTTTGCTGTAAATGATTCTTCATTAACTGTATCTAATCCTAAACTATTAGTTTCTTTCTCTCTACAACCTGTAGATAATAAAAGAGGTGATTTTGAGGATAAGAACACTACTCTTAACGTTAATAACGATCCAATTTCTATTCCTGAAATTAATGTTCAAATGCAATCTTCAGCTATTGTTGCTAAAACTAAAAAGCTTAAGGCTGTATGGACACCAGAATTTGCTCAGGATTTGAATGCATACCATGCACTAGATGCTGAAGCGGAATTAACTTCTGTCATGAGTGAGTATATCTCATTAGAAATTGATCTCGAAATTCTTGATATGTTGATTGAATCTGCTGCTGCTGCTACTGAAGTTTGGAGTGCAGTAAATAATGAATCAGTAAATGTTACTACTGGTAATATTTCTGATTTAGGATTTTTCAATAGCCAGGGACAATGGTTCCAAACATTAGGAACTAAAATTCAAAAGGTAAGTAATGCTATTCACCAAAGAACTCTTAGAGGAGGTGCTAATTTCTTAGTATGTTCTCCAACTGTAGCTACTATCTTGGAATCAATCCCAGGGTTTGCTTCAACTCATGATGGTGATGTAGCTCAAGCTACGTATGCGTTTGG